TCTTGTACAGCCATTATGCGATGCTATCCTCTAGTTGTTTCATTGTGTTATACATCTTTTGTGCACCCTTTTCAACACTTCCTCCACCTGCTGCTCTGACAGCATCTGCGGTGAATACGAACTCATTTTTAGATAGTCTTGCGGGTACATCATCTGCCTTCTCTTTAGCGCCTATTGGCACAAAACCACCACCTCTAAGGTCCATTTCATTTCCTCCAAGGTCCATGAGCCCTCCTCCAGCTTTCTTGCTTCTAATTAAATCCTCAACCATATCAGCAGATTCTTTCTCTAAAGCTGGTTTAGCTTTTTTAAAATTCTTTTCTTTTCTTTTTTGAACTTCCTCTGGTGGTTTTCTTTTTGGTAACATCATTTCTTCTTTAATTCTCTTAATAGATACACCCTCAGCAAAAGCATCTGCCATAATTTTCTCTAACGCTTTTTCTATAGGCATGCCTGTTTCTTCTGATAGTTTTCTTGCTGCTTTCATTTTAGAATCTAAGTTAACGTCACTAATATCTAATACAGTTTCTCCATCAGCATAACCTAATCTTGCTATACCACCTTCAGCCATTGCAGATCCTTTTGGTACTAAGAATGGGTACTTAGATGCTAAACCACTTAAGTCTCCTTTAGCATACGCATCTTGAACTTCTTTTCTAATTTGTTGTACATCAAGTCCTGTTTCGCCTGATATTCTACCTACTACATCATCAATGCTTTCATCATCCTCTCCTCCAGCTCCAGCTGCAAGTCCACCTAATAACGAGGCTCCTCCGATCGCAGTAGCGATTCCTTTTTTACTTCCTAAGAATTTTTTCGCTCCTCCTAAAAATTTTGAAAATCTACTTGTTCCAAGTCCCGCTTCTTGTGCAGCTCTAAAACTACCTGGAGCTGCCCCTGAGCCTGCAAAAAATCCTGCCCCTGGTAAGTTTCTAAAAGCAAAGCCTCCTGGCTTTAAACCAAAGCCACCACCTAAACCATAAATAGCTGCACCTGCTAACGCAGCTTTTCCTATTGGACTCTTAACAACTTTCTTAACTGCTTTAGCTGCTTTCTTAAAAAGTTTCTTAACAAAGAATGATGGTATGCCTGTTTCGTTTACAGCTTGACCAGCGCCACCTAATGATTTTAATAACGCTGCTTCGTCATCATTAATGTATGCGAGGAACTCACCTTTAGGTGCCATCTTCTCTGCATCTTTTACGGTAACTTGTCCACCTTCAGCTGCCTCTAAAATTTCTTTTCTTCTTGGTCTTGGCATTTTATCTAAAAAGATTTCTTCTTCATTTTCTTCTATAACCTCATCTGCCGGTTCACCTTTTTTTCTTCTTTTAACATCACCACCATCTGCTAATCTAAATCTTTCTGGCAGAATAAATCTTTGTTGAAAATCTTCTAAGTCTCTTATATCACTTTTTTCAGGTTCTATATCTGTAGGTAGTTTTGCAACTTGTGGTGATATTTTTGGAATGATTGGAAGTTCCCCACCATCTCCACCACTTGGAGGTCCTTTCGGTCCAGTATCCATACCTGTTGTTTCTTTGTATTGTGTTGTTAAACTTCTAGGTGTCGTGCCAAAGAATTGTTGATTCCCTAACATAGCATTCATTAAATTTTTTTGTTTTTCTTGTTCTTCTTTTAAACTTTTGTTTACACTATACGCTAAAGTAGGAGACACAATTCCTGTTCCAATGGTTGCCATATATCTTTCAAAGTTACTAATATTTTTACCATAGTTAGGCACGTTAAAAGTTGGCTTGTATGTTGGTTTTGCTTTTATTGGATCAGAGCCACCTCCAGTTGATGGTGGAGGGCTTCCGCCTCCATCCCCTCCTCCAAAATTACTTCGACTGTCTGCTCCAGGGTTTCCTCCAGCTGCAGAAAAAGTATCAGCAGCTGATCCATAACCTGTTCCAGAACCACCAAAGTCAACAAAACTTGGAATACCCATAGGTGTCATGATACCAGAGCCTCCAGCGTCTTTTAACATCTGTGCTTCTTTTGGATTTATGTATGCAAGAAACTCACCTTCAGGTGCCATTCTTTTAGCATCATCTAAAGATACTCCGCCTTCTGCTAATAATTGTCTTGCTATTTGTGATCTAGTTATCGCCATTTTTCCACACTACTTTGTTTTAGGGAACAAATCAAGCGCAGGCATGATTACTTTTACGTCTCTTCTAATCTCTGCTTCTGGCACTCCTTTTGCTTTCCATTCGTCCTCTGTCTTGTATACCTCACCTGTTTTTAGGTTAGATATGGTTGTTATTATCTTTTCTGGCTTTATTGTTTGCATTATGTTGTTACCTCTCTTGGTTCTATTTCTAATATAGAAGCTATGACATGGATTCTTCCAGCATAACCTACTTGTACTTTTAAGATCTCAGAAGCCTCCATAATTAGAGGCTGAGTTAAAAGTTCTACTGTAGCGTTAGCAGATATTGATTTACTTTTAAATAAACTAAATATGTTAGATGAAGCGTCAACTAACGTTACAGTAATTGTGTCTCCTGATCCTGAATCATCAGATACCAGAATAGACTTAACCACAGCTGTTTTAAAAGAAGGCACTGTGTATACAGTCGTTAGATCTGTAGATGTTAAATCATTTTTTTTATTTATAAAACTATTTGCCATTAATTTATAAAGAAGCTTTCTGCTTCCATCTCATCTTTTAATTCTTGCTGATACGTTGTATTTAATTTTTGTATAATACCATCGAGATCCCTAACCTGCGCATCAGCTACAGATTGTTTATATGTTTCACTAGGTCTTGTTAATACTTGTACTATCTTTGCCATTATCTTCTACCGTCTGGTTGTATATCTAATCTAAATGTGCCTAGCTTCCAGTCTTGAGCTGTGCTTGTATTTTCTATTTTTAAAGCTATAGCTCTTGCTCGTGCTCTTGTATCTACTTTTGTTGTAGATGATGAAACTGTAAAAGGTCCTAATGAAGAACTAGCTGCGGTGTCATTTGAGTAATTTTTTAAATTTAATGTAACTTGTGTATTTCCTGTTTGTGAAACAAAGTCTGGTACAAATCTTCTTATCTTCATAATAAATTCACCATCTCCTCTAAGAGTGGATATACCTTGTTGCTGCTGAGTAATATCAAAGTCTCCTGATAATATATTTGCTGTAATCGCTGTTACCGCTCCACCCTTAACTTGATCTGTTCCTGTTTCATGTTGATAGTATGTTGAAATACCATCTGTATTACCTTGCACATAAGTAGATGAACTCGATCCTTCAACACCATCTGCATCATATTCCAAAGCGTGTGGATTACCAAATACAGCGGAGTCTGCCCAAGCTGTTCTAGCTAATGTGCCTACTGTCCATATTGGTCTTTGTGGTGAGGAGTCTTGATAATTATAACAAACCATTTTGTTAACAACTGCAGAGTTTGCTGTTGGATAAAACCACATAATCTCACCAAACAAATTATTTAATCCTGCAGATATCATTTGATTACCAGAATCTAAATTGACATCATCGTAAACAAAATCCTCTACTAAACACGGTAGTGTTTCAAGAGCACCAGCGTATCTAAAGAAACCATTCTCTGACATCCAGTATGCAGCACCATCAACCTCAACTGCTGCATTCTTTCCTATTAACCCACAGTTCGTTCCAACTTGCACAAAGGCAAATGTAAAAGGTTGACCTACGAATCTTTGTAAAAACAAAGCTGTATCTGTGTAAACATAAATTGCATCTCTACCTCTAATGGCTCCCATGATCCGTGATCCGTCGGCCAGTCTCTGTGTACCAGCATCATTGGTTGCTGTGGGTGTATATGTGTTAATATCCTCAACAGCAGAGAATCTAATAAACATATCATCTTGAGTTGACTTATCACCAATCGTGGTTTCGGTTCCAAAGAATACTAAGTGTCTGTCCGGTGTAGATACAAGCATATGTCTTGATGCTGTAGGTGCACCTGTAATAATAGTTGCTCTAGAATTAGTTGCATCTGTTGCTGCAGAGTTCCACTCAAATACTTCACCATCTACAATTAAACAAATAGCTTTGTCACCAAAGTTATCAATGGACCACATACCAGGGTCAACGATTAAGTCTCCTGATGCTGCCTCACCCCATGCTACGAAGCTAGATGAATTAGTTACTGTTGCTCCTGCTGTGTGTGATGCGGCTGTAGTGTTTCTTACACCTCTCGTTACACCTGTAAGTGTATTTGTAGATATACCAGTGTAAGATATTTCTTCTGTACCTATTTGTATAAAGTTTGTTCCAGAGCTAGGAAACTGTGATGCATCATTTAATGTTATACTTGTTGTAGACGCATCTATGTCTGATGATAAAACGGTTGTAAAAGCTCCAACCTCTGTTCCACCCCAAGAGCCCAGTGACCAACCAAAACCTTGTGATTGTACATCGGGTCCTACTTTGTAATAATGTTGAACTCTGATACCGCCTGATTCACTAGCTCCAGATCCAGTTTCTGCTGATGGCATTGTTATTGTGATGGTGTTAGATGATGGCACAGTTGTTGCCATAAATCTTATGTCATCAAAATCAGATGCACCAAAGTTTGAATTTGTAATAGATGAAAAGTTATCTAATAAAACGATATCTCCTGCTGTAATACCATGGTCACCAGAAAAGTTTATGGTAACCGTTGTTGATCCGTTGGTTGTAGTAAATGCGTTTGATAATGTGTTTGTAGATTTAATGGGATGTATGTCATAGAACACACCACCTGAATAAGCATATAATATTCTGTTTGATCCTATGATAGAATACTTTCGTCCTAAACTATTTGTAAATTGATGTAGAGCCCTAGCTGCACCTGTAATATTATCAGCCCCTAGTTGTTTCCAGCCACCTATCTTCTCAGGTGTAGAATACCTAAAACGAACATTATCGCAGTCTATCCACTGACCCTCTGCAGCTGTCGCAGTAATTTGTTTATTTATACCAGGTTGAAACCCTATCTTTTGTAGCATAGATCTCCAGATTATATTAGATTGCGTTGATGTTCAACGTTATTTGACTATTCCTAGCATAGGTCTTTTATCATACAAATTAGACTTTGCAAACTGTCCATCTGCATGATTATAATGTAGGAATACTTGACCACATAATTGACCTTCAAAAGGCTCTCTCCAGTGCTCTAATTCACATCCAGAGTAAATAAGCATATCTCCTGGTTTTAGGTCTACTTTTACACCTTTGGGTGCACCAGGCTTATGTATGCCCTTATACTCGTCTATAACGTTGTTAGACCCCGTAGGATCGATAAATATGGGCCAGTTATCTCCACCTAGGTTTAATGTGGTAGATATCTCACAGCTAGGTCTATCTTTGTGTCTTCTTAAAATATTACCTTTTCTATAAAGTCTTGTGTATGAGTATGTGGGTACTAGTTTAAGTCCTGTTTTCTTTTGCATCACAGCTATAGTTTTAACTAGTAATGTCTCCATTAGTCTATCACCATATTTAGCATAAGAACCTGGCACCTGACTGTCATTAAAATTACCTACAAGTTTATTACCAGCGTGTGTTACACCATTGTTTAACATCCAGTGATCTGCTTCTGCTGATATCTGTAAATATCTATAAGCTATGTCGGCTACTTCTTTTGATATAGCACCACGTATAACTTGATATTTATTTTTCTTAAAACTCATATTTGTATAAAATTATAAGACACAGATATTCTCCAATTCTTTTCACCTTTGTCTGTATTCATATTTATATCAACACCGTGTGGAAGCCAAGATGGAAAAAATATCATACGTCCTTCTAGTGGTTCATAAGCACAAACTCTCCATAATTGTTCGGGTAGATTTTCTACTCTTCTAGGCATATGAATATTCGGTCCAGGTCTTGGATCTTCTAGAAATAGTTTGCCTGAGTTCTTCGGTACTTTAATATAGTATACACCTGACCACATCGAGTTAGGATGTGTATGTGTTTTATTATAAGAGTATGTTGGATTAATATTAGCCCACATATTACCAAGTCCTAGTTTACCACTAATACCAAAATCTTTGTTACACTCGTAAGCCATCTTGAATAATTCATCGATAAGAGGTTGATACTCTTTTCTCTTATCCATATCAGTTTTACTGTGCCAACCAAAACCAGAATTAGTTTTAACTTCTCCTTTAGGATCTTCTTTACGCCACTTCTTTATTTCTTTGAATAGATATTTGTTTAGTTCTTTAGCATTAGGTATGTCTTTAAAATAAACAGCAGTTGGAAATAATATCTTTCTTTGGAGTTGGCTCATTTAAATGGTGGTCCTCCAAACCACATCACTAAAGATTTTCTTACACCTTTTTTAACAGGTGCAACTTTGTGTCTTAAGAATGATGCAAAGAATATGGCTTGTCCTTGTTTCAAGGGCAGGGGTTTGTTATCTCCCATCTCTGAAAACAAAAGATCTCCGCCTGTAAACTCTGATGGATCTGACAATAAACAAGTCATAGATATTTTTCTAATTGGATTCTGGCCCTCTTGACCAAATGCATTAAGATCCATGTGCCAATCATAAAAACCTTTCTTAGGATAGACCGTAAACTGTGCAGGCTCTGTAAGTCTTACACCATCAAAGTAAAAATGATTTAAGTTTACAATAGATAATTGATTCTCAATAACTTTATACATCTGTGGTAGTTTATCAAAAGGTATCCAAGAGATTGTAGTTACTCGTTTCTTGGTATCGTATTGACCTTTATCTCCACCACCCACTTTAGCTTGTTCAGGCGCACACTGATGACCCGCATCTATAATCATCTTACATTGTTCAGGTGTAAAAATAGGTTGTGTGGTTGTGGCAACATAAGATTGCCATCTAGGCATTCGTGGTATCATTCGTCTTGCCCCGATCCAGTTCTCGATGTTACAGGATTATAGTCAACATCTACATTACAAACTAATGTTCTTCTTGTTTCTTTGGTTCCGTTAAATGGATATACGCAGTGTCTCATGTCATAAGGAAAAACATAAAAGTCTCCTATCTTCATGTTAGGTGAGTAATCTGTTTTAGAGAATTGTCCGTTCGCTGCACCAATAATCTGTAGTCTACCATTCATAGGTTTTGACTCTGCTGAATACTCAACACCTGTATCTTTAGGTAATTTTAAAACCATAACAGAAGACAAACCTGTAAATAATTTACCTTGGTGAATATGCACAGGATTATATTCGTTAGCTTTCATTTCATTAACCCAAACAGAATTTATAGATTTTTGTGTTGGACCTATCTTGTTCCAATCTGTGTAGTGGTCAAAGATACTGTGAAACCATTTCAGTATATCATCAGGTAAGAAACAATGCTGATGCATCTTATCATTGTTAGGACCAGAGTAGAATAAAGATACTTCGTCTTGTATTTTACCGACTAACTGTTTGTTAGCAGATGGCAAATGTTTCTTTTGTCTTTCGTAGATTTCATTAAGACCTACGAATATTTCCAGGGGGACCTGGTATTTTAAGACCGTCTGACCTAAATAAACAAAGTCGAACTTCATTTTAATTTTTTAGTTTTTTTAGCATCTAAAGATAAAGTGTTTTCTCTTAAACCTTTTTCTAAAGCCTCTAGTTGTCCTAATACATTAAACACTTCAGGTTGTGATGTACCAGGCGTTATTGTTTCTTTCTGTCTTTGTAATCTTAATAGATATGATTTAGCTTGGTGCGTGTTCACATCTCTCTTATCAAAGTTACCATCATCAAACTCTTTTTTAAGTTTAGACCAAGTGGCTACTTCTCTCATTCTATGTTTAGCAACAAGTTCCATTTGTGCTTTACCATATAATTTTTCTTCTAGCTCTACTTGTTTGAGTTCTTTCTCTAATGGATCTTTTTCTTTTTTAATATCTCTTTGTAGTTTCTTTATCTCAACTTCATTCTTCCTAGCATCAAATGATAGGTGAACTAAGTTTTCAAAGTGTGTATTCTGCTCTCTCACAGATTGCCAATACTTTGCAGCTTTTGTTGGATATTTATTATCCGATAACACAGAGAATCTCATTTCTGTTTCTGTACGAAACATTTGTTTCTTCATCCATGTATCTTGTAGTTCAGGTATTAATTTCTTAAAATTTTTAACATCATCCTTATCAAGGATATTAGTTAAATACTTTGACTCTGTTTCTAGCTTGGTAGCTATATTACGTTTTTCTTTTGACATTCTATCTCCTTTATTCATTTCTAATCTCTTTATATACCTTTCTATATAAAGGTCAAGTCTACGATACGGTTACTGTAGATAACGTGGCAGGTGCATCAAATTCCTCTGTTAAAACAGTTTGTGGTGTAGGGGGTCCACCCGATACAGCTAATGCGCTAGCAGCTGATCCAGAACCATCTAAATTAGATCTACCAGTAGATAGATCATTAACTTCAGTCCAACTCGAACCATTCCAAAACTCTGTGTTGGCCGTTGATGCTGGTGGTTCACCACCAAAATATAATGCAAAACTTTTACTACCAAAACTACTACTACCACCCTGTGCTCGTGCAGTGTTAATTTCAGAAACTTCAGTCCAACTAGAACCATCCCAAGTTTCTACATAATTTCTAGGTGAAGGTTCACCTGATATGGCTATCGCACTTGTTTGTGATCCTGATCCTCCTATATATCCTCTAGCTGAGTTTAAATCTGATACTTCAGTCCAAGAGGTGCCATCCCAAGATTCTGTGTTTGCGACGTAAGTTGTAGTGTAACCACCAAAATATAAAGAGGATGTATTGCTATCACCACTAGCAGCTGAATTTCTTCTTGCAGTGTTTATATCTCCTGTTTCTGTCCAGTTAGAGCCATCCCAAATTTCAGTGGAAGTTACATTTGTTCCTGGAGGGCTATCTCCTCCCGCAGCCAATGCTGAAGTAAGTTTACCTGTACCGGCAACAGCAGATCTACCTTCATTTAAATCATTTACTTCAGTCCATGACGTTCCATTATATTGCTCTGTATTTGCTATATCAGGAGTTCCTCCTGCAATTTGACCTGAACTTACACTAACACCTGCAGTTGCACATACAGGACCTCGACCAGGTTGATTAAGAGAACCACCACTTGCCCATGTTGCTGTTGGTATCCCAGCCGCTTTTCCAAAACCTTTTAACGTTGTGCCTCCAGATAAAAATATAGAACCTTCTGTTAAGATAGGGCTTGAAGGAAAAGACCATTCTTCAGAGATTGCTGTGTTAGCTGGAATTTGACCTCCTGCTGATATAGCAGCAGTAGAAGTCCCTATTCCTGGCAACGCTCTTCTTGCAGTTCCAAGATCGTTTACCTCTGTCCAAGCTGTTCCATCCCAATTTTCAGTTAAAGCCACTTCTGTAGCAGGTGGTGTACGACCACCAAAAATTATATTGGCAGTTGATGTTCCAGCCTCTGCTAATCCATCTCTAGCCGTATTAAACTCTGTAGTTTCTGTCCAAGAAGAACCATTCCATTGTTCAACAAAGTTATAGTAACTTGAAGGAGATCCCGCTGGATCACCGCCTCCTGCGGTCATAGCTGCTGTTGAAGTTCCAGTTGCCGCGTTAAAATATCTACCATTATTTAAATCGTTTACTTCAGTCCAACTTGTTCCATTCCATGATTCTACTTGAGCGTGAGCTGGTTTAGGTTCACCTCCTATCCACAATCCTGCAGTAGAAGTTCCTGCGCCTCCTCCAACTTGTCTTGCAGTGTTCATATCATTTACTTCAGTCCAATTAGTACCATCCCAAATTTCTGTGTTTGTAACTGTTGTTGAGGTAGATCCGCCCGCTACTAGCGCAGCAGTATAGGTCGCTCCAAAACCAGCACTAAGATATCTTGCTGTATTTAAATCGTTTACTTCACTCCAAGCTGAACCATTCCATGATTCGGTATTTCCTACATAAGTTGTTGTATAGCCTGTAAAAACCAAAGCGTTTGTTGAGGTCCCCGCACCATTGTCGTAGATTCTTCTTGCAGTATTTAACGATGCAGTAGAAGCCCACGTTCCAACAAATAAACTTGGATCTTGATCTCTTGTTTCTACTGTTACGCCTTTTATTTCCTTATACGTTGCCATAATTAACTTGATGTTATTGTTTTGTTAGCTAAATTTACTGTCCACTCTTCTGAAGTTGCTCTGGCTGGGTTGCTATCATTTCCACCTGCGAAAACCACTCCTGTTGCAGATGTACCTATACTTCCTGCACCTGATCTTGCTGTGCCTAAATTATTTAATTCAGTCCAAGAAGAACCATCCCAAAGTTCTGTATTGTTATTTTTACCACCTCCTGGAGTTGATCCACCAAAAACTAAAGCGGTAGTAACACCTAATCCTGAACCACCTAAATCAAGTCTTTCTGTATTTATATCTGCAATTTCTGTCCACGAAGTTCCATCCCATTGTTCAACTTCCTCTGTATGTCCTGTACCACTCGGAGGCACATACCCTGCAACTGCTAATGCAGCAGTTTGTGTTCCTAATCCAACACCCATATTTCTACCACTATTTAAATCACCTACCTCAGTCCATGACGAACCATCCCAAGATTCAGTTAAAGCTCTTGATGGATTTGGCCCAGTACCCCCAAAAAATAAAGCAGAGGTGCTAGATACCCCTCCTGCTCCACCTATCTCTCTAGCAGAATTTAACTCAGCTACTTCTGTCCATGAAGACCCATTCCAAGTATCACATTCTCCTGTTTTACCAGCACCAGGGTCACCACCACCTTGAATAGCTGAAGTATAGGCACCTGTTGCCATACCACTTCTACAACCTGCTGGAGTATCTCCAGCTTCAGTCCAAGAAGAACCATTCCATGTTTCTGTTTTTGAAGAAAGTGATGGTTCTAAACCACCAACAACAAAACCTTGCGTGTTAGATCCACCGCCTCTATTCTGAATTGCCTCTCTTCCTGTATTTAAACTCGATGTGCTAGCCCAAGTTCCAGCAGGTATATCTGATAGCGTTTCTTTAAAAGCGTTTGCTGTTGAATTAAAATATAATTGTCCTTCGATTGTTTTTTGAAATAATGCTGAAGGTGTTGTTGTCCATTCTTCTGCGTTAGATTTAGTTGGTGTAGGACTTCCACCAGCAAAAATTGCTGAAGCTTGAGTTCCTCCCCCTGCTCCATAAAATCTTGCTGT